AATCTCCACCGTCTACGTTAAAGTTTAGCGTTGTTGTTGTGCATGATCCGCAAGATTCACAACCTGGAACGATGGTGATTACCGCATCAGGATCGGCAGTGCACTTTAGATTTGTCTTGCAAGTTGAACTTGCAGTCGGCCAATCGACACAGCACTGTTCCTGTATTTTTGATGTGGACAAGTTAAAGTTTATAACGCCTGCCGTCTTGAGAGTTGTGTATAAACGAGAGCGAGTAATATCGATAGTCGCCGTGGTTCCGTTAGTAATACTCCCCCAAGTTCCTGGATAGCCGGTGTCGTAGTCCTCTGGAAAATCATCAAGCGACGTGCAGTCCGTATCCGATGGTTCCGAGCATGACGTGTTGGTGCATTGCGTCCAAAGAGCACTTTGAACCGTTGTTGTGATGTTCATTGTTGCGGTGACTAGATACCGGCATGCATTTGCGTCGCCAGGAGCCGTGCTGCATGTTGGACTAGGTGCTTTGCATCGAAAAACATGCAAAACGAAAGAGTTAAGCACAGACTTAATCCGATAAAATCTAGCTCTTCGGCAGCACCAGTCTTTAGTGCCTGAACATGTGTTTAGAATGCACTCTTCAGTCATGCCGCGTTGCCATGCGGTATAGTAAGTATCGCCTCCGTACACAAACGATCCTATGTCAAACTTTTTGGTGCAAGGATGGTTATGCGTATCGTCTGGACATGGGTATGGATCTTTGCTTGTCAGCGGTTGATCGGTGTACAAACTTGCGAAGTCCACCAAGAGATCGTGGCTTACATTGGTGACAACCGGAGGCAATTCAGCGATCTCAGCAGTTCCACAATTGCAGCAGGTGCAGCATCCAAAGCATCCCATCAGCTACACACCTCCACCGCTATCCATTTGTCTCCTACTCTAAAGCAAATAACGTAGGCACCGCTAGAAATTGCGGCTCCGGTGTTTAACACCGTAGTTCCAGACGCTGTGCCTCCAATTTGATCAAGCGTTAGAGTAGAAACAACATAGCTTCCATCGATCTTTTTCCACTGAACACTTCCACTGCCAAGAGTTGTTCCAGACCTTGCGGTAATTGTGCTTGTTGTAACACCCAGCCTGATATCAAATCCAAGATCCTGAACATTTGCACCAGACGCACCAGATGATCCCTGTTTTCCAATGGTGCGCAGCAACGCTGTTGAATCGGCTTTGTTGAAGGCGTACATCGTCTCGGATTCGTCGGCCATCGCTAACTCCTAATGAAATCCGAAAACTCGATTTCTCTTTTGATTCTGAACGTCAACTCTTCTGGAGGATCTCCAGCAGCGACTTGATTTCCGGCACCGTCAAGGTTGCCGATGATTGGCGTTAATCCGTCTAAATCAAAACACCTTCGACCAAACTTGTTTGTAGGACCAACGTCCAGCATTTTCACATCGTGCGTGTCTGGATCATAAGTAACCTTGTAACCTACTCTCCAAGCTCTGTAGCCTCCGTAGTACCCAAGTTCAGCCGAGGTCACTTCCAAAAGCAATGTTCGAGCATCTCGTCCAGCAAAAGTTGTCTTGTTGACGCAATCGTTGCGATCCATCAGTGTTTTTAAGTCTTGAGCTGGATCTTCAAACTGCACGAATGAAAATTGTGCGAGCGATTTCGTTTCGGTAAGCGGTGTCTCAAAAGCCGTTCCGGCACTGTTGGCTATTTTCTGAGGCGTTGGTGTAGTCCGGTCTTCTGTGATAACCTTTTCTTTAGTGATAAACGAATCGACCTTGAAAATAGGAATCCACGTTGTCGGGTTGTCGCTGGGGTTGTTCTGATCCTGTTCTTGATCTTCGTTGTTACTCTCAAACTCACAAACAACGTCCCAGTAAAGCGGATTTACCTCCGATCGCGTGCAGGATTTGCTGGTGCAAACCAATTGGTATGGACCGTAAAGCAAGCCAACTGTGGGCAGTCCTGGAGTTTGTAGCAACACCTCTTCGCGAGTAATTGACGTTGAATCAGTTACTACAATGAATGTGACTGTTGACGTAAACGCTAATGAGTTATTTGAGCCTTGTTTTACAGACCCAGAACCACTGCGTTTTTCGCCGAATATTTCACTTGCCATGTTACCCTCTTCCGGCCATTGCTAGTCTAGGTGCATTTTTGTTTTGTTCGAGCTGCTGCTCTAAAGCCTTTACCATTCGATCAAACAATGCCTTCTGCTCGGCCCGTTGAGCCCGACGCTCGTTCTGCTCCTGGATAAATTTGTAGGCTTCGACTGAGCCAGCCCTTAGCGTTGGCGCAGCGGATGCTGACACGTTTTGCGGGTTCATCGCTTGCAGAAACGACTTAGCCAAGTCCATTCCAGCACCTTCAAACGCATCAGGCGTTAAACCTGCGAGCTTGCGCTGCGACATCAGCTTGGCTACGTTTTCTTGAAACGAAACCTCTGGACGCTGAAACTTTTCTTGGTTCTTCTTTGCATCAGCCTGGATTTCTTTTAATCGCTTTTCTTCAGTATCTAGAGCGATTTTTCGATTGTACATTCGCTCGTATTCAGCCTTCGCGGCAGAGTTGCCAAACTCCTTTATCTTTTCATGCTTCTTGAGATCTTCTTCCGAGACGACCAAACCGCCTTTTCGCAGGCGAATCAGTTCCTCAGTCGCAGCAACCTCATGGCGCATTGCGTCCATCATCTTTTGCTGCTTTTCGTTTCTTTCCTTACTCTGCTCCATCATTTTTGTCTCTGCAATTCTGCGTTCGTTCAGCCGCATTTGCTCTTGTGGGTGCAGTTTTTCGCTTCGTCCCTCAAGTGCTATCTTGTCTTTTATTCTTTGAATCTCGGCTTCCTCACCGTATTTTGCCTTATACCATTTCTTTTCGATAGCAAGAGCGGCATCTTCTTCTAGTTTTACTATTTCTTTATTAAATGCTGCTCTCTGCTGATCTGCTTCGCGTTGTTGTTTTTCATAAGAACTTTGATTTTTTAGCAAATCAAGAAATTCTTGCTGCGTTTGATTCTTTCGCTTCGCAACCTCCTCAGCAAATTTTTGGTCCCTGTCTAATTCATCATATTTGTCAAGAAGTTCATTTACGCCGCGAATTCCGTCTCTGCGGAATGCAGAAATCATCGAAGCAAATTTTATGTAGCCAGTTATTGGAGATAACAAAACAGGTAATGCTTCACCAGTCCCCTTTACAACCGATAGAAACTCTTGCATTGCTGGGACCAAATTTGTCCCTACCTCAATTGCACCAGCTTGGACGTCGGATTTAAATTTTGCCCATTGCCCAGTCAAAGTCTGTTGCATTTCTTCGTTCACGTTTACAAACGCACCACCAGCGGTCGTGGCGTCCATAAGCGCAAGTTTTACTTCGCGCACAGATACCGCGCCAGCCTCAATTCGCTTCTTAGTCTCAGCCATGGTTTCTCCAGCACGCTTGGCAATTTGGCTGAGTGGAGACCATCCTGCGTTTGTAAACTGTAGCATTTCAGACGCTGTTAAACGCCCAGCTGTTTGCACCTGCGTCATTGCTCTTACTAGCGAATGAAACCGCTCTTCGTTTCCACCGGAGACTTTCCCTAGCCCCTCAAGCATTGGAGTTATTTCGGTTGTCGACATTCCGACAGCGAGCATTTGCTTTCCAGCTTCGCCAAAGGCACTAAACGAAAGCATAGATTGCTTATCAAGCATTCTGTACGACGCAAGCAATTGCTTAGTAGCAGCATCATTTCCGGTCAATGCTTTCGTCATTGCGCCAATTTCCTCTTGTGCCATTGTCACAGACATCATCCCTCTGGCACCGGAAACGGCAGCACCAACTGCTGCGAAAGCTGCACCAGTGGCTAACGCCCTTGGGGATATGAGCGTTCCCATGATACCTGTTTTGCCTGCTTTTTTTACTTTCTCTTCATCATCCAATTCACTTTGCAACTGCCTCATTGCGGCAGCAAACTCAAGTGCGGAAATTCTTCCTGCTCGCATATCAGCAGAAAACTGATTCATCGCCGTAGAGTATTTCATAGTGATTGAGTGACCACGCTCCAAGACTACTCGCAGACGAGATTGCGCATCTATCATCTCTTCGCCAGCAATTTTACCTCTTTCTTGCAAAGCCTGAAATCTTAGCTGTGATCCTGTCAGTACTCCATATTCGGCACGCAACGCCGCTACTGCCGCTTTGTATTGCGTAGTCGTTATTTCTGCTTTGTGTAATTGCGTATTTAGGCTAGCAAGTTTTCTATCAAATGCATCAGTTCCAGTTGTTGTTGAGTTAATTATCCTTTCATACTCTTTCATTCTTTTCGACGCGGCATCCAACGCTTCAGCTTCCGCACGCTCTGCTGGAGTCAACTGATCATATTGAACCCTCAACCTTCTCAGCACTTCACCAAGATTTACTCCAGCAAGTTCTCCTCGTTTGTGACTTTCAGTGATTGCGTTTTGCGCAGTTGTGAATTTTTCAAAATCGGTTTGCATCGACTTAATTATTGACTGCGCTTGCCTTCTTGATTCATTAAGCCTAGCTTCTTCTTCCGAAAGCTTCTTTTCGGCATCAGCGGCCTTTCTTGCGGCCTCTGTGACTACGCCGTATTTCTTGGCAAGGCTTTCAAGAATCCTGTCCTTGTCGGCAGATGAAATTTTTCCGGCATCAACAAACTTGTTGTACAAATCCGTTGCATAACTAAGTTTCGTCATACCGTCCGCACTCTGCGCAGTCAGTCGAGATAAATTGCGCAGTTCCGTAGACGTTACCTGCATGCCTTCTTTGATTTTGGTGACATCAACGCCAAGACGAATGTTAACCGGGGTTATCGTTCTTGCTGCCGCCATTTGTCACCTTCTTGAATCCTAGAGACGAAAGCATGCTCTTCATCGTAGCCTTGCGCACCTCTTCAGGAGGCTTGGCCTCAATGTTAATCTTCGGTTCAGGCATATACCGGGGAGGCATGAAATCCTCCCATTTGGGAGGATCGAGTCCAGCTTTCGCATAAGACTCCATCACCACTTGCGAAGCAAGCATCGATGTCTGCTGCCATTCTTCACCTATCGGCTCAATGCGATCAAAAGCCATCCACTGATTCAAAAATGAATCAGACGGCAATGACCGCAACCAAGCAAATACGTCAGGAATACCCCAGCGAAGTGCCAAGCGAAAAGCTAATCTTAGCCTTCCGCTTCCTCGGATTTTTTTACGATGTCCTCAATCTCTGACTTGCCGTAAGCATTCAGATCCTGACATCGTGAAAATAGTTCACCGGCAACAGCCCGCGAAAGGTTCTTGAAGTCGGCTTCGTTGTCGCTTACGCGATTGCCTTCTTCGTCGATAAGCATCAGCGAGATCATCAATCGTCTCGCCTTGCTGAAGTCGATTTGACCCTTCTTGTTCTGCAACGCTAGTTCGTAGGTTGTGCCTTGATCTTCAGTCATCTGACGCAATCGCCATTGATGACCGTCAATTTCGACAACCTCTTCGCGTAGCGGCTTGCTGAGATACTCACTCAGCAATTGCTTGTTGATCATTCCCATCTTCTTGCTCTTCCTCCATAGCCTTAAGAATATCTTCAACCGCCTTGAGTTCATGTGTCGGCGGATACACCTTGGACTTCAGCCCGTCAAACATTGGACGTTGCCGCTCGCATTCGCGGGCAACTTCGTCTTCAATGTCATACGGGAATCCAACCACTGGCAAAATGCGAGAGTCTACTGCATGCGGCAAGTAGCCGATGAGAACTCCATCTTTCATGATTTGCCATTGGCCGATTTCGACTTCCTCGCCGCTCCAAGTAACGGCAAGGTGTTTCTGCAAAACAATCATAGATTAACCTACGCAACGGTAAAGGTTGGTTGATTGGAAGTTACGCTTGCGGTCCCAGGCCCGCCATCAAACGAGAAGGTGTAGGATCCCTTCATGACTTGACCTTGCTGGACATCAGGCAGCTTGACGTTGGAGACGAAGCCAGTCCCTTGAATCGATCCTGCACCAGGGAAGGTTACAGTACACAGCGTTCCAGCATACGGTTCTGCGGTATTCACCATGGTTGTGGAGATTGGCAATGCTGCGCCGGTCCACAGGAACTCAACCTCAAACTCTGGTAGGTTCCTGAGATCGCTCGATCGCTGCATCTTGTATCCGGTCGATCCGAGATGCGTGACGTCAAGCTTGTCGACGCCGATCGAAATCGCGCTGATTTTGGTGATGTAGGTAGTGATCAGCGATGTTCCGCTGATTGTTGCACCTAGACCAGAATCGGGAATTGTGAGAGCTGCCATATTTAGATTTCCTTGTAATGAATAGTCAAATCGAAACTACATAAATACCTAACAGGTATGTTTCCGTCAGTTGGTGCTTCGTATCTGTACTCATCAGAAGAATCGTACTCAACTCCGCAAAATGTGTAACCCGAAACCACCCCCCGGAAGGCATCGATGCCCGTGTTCCGAATCGCATTCGACAACGTAGCACACGCAGATCTAGTAGCGCCGTAGCACTCTACCGTGAATCTTGCGGATGCGTATTTTGTTAGTCCACCAAGGTAATGCTCCCTTTCTGTGTATGAACAGTAAAACAAAATGGCTGGAAGCTGGCAATTGAAAGCCAAAACATCTGGGTACATGCGCTGACCAACAATGTTTGACACAGCGGTGTAACTCAGCAATTTAGTTCTAAATGCTTCGCCAATTCCAGACATTATTCACCACTGATGACTGTAATTGTTCTAGCTGCCGTCTCCGTGGAGCCGGATACGACCTGAAACACCTTCACTCCGTCCATCGCGTCACGGCTTAAAGCGATGTGCCTACTAGTGCCAACATTCACGCTGTACTGCGTAGAACCGTTGTAGACGCTCACAAAGTTCGCACCTGAGTCAGAACTCGAGTTGAACGTAAACGCTGTCCCAGTGAGCGCAGAGGGCGTCTGGATGGCGATTGGAA